AATAATGAAAAGTTTTGCAGAACACTTGACTGAATCTAAAAAAACCTATCCATTTAAAGTGGGTGTTGCAGGGGAATTACCCGAAGGGTTTGACAATAGATTAGAAACCATGTTAGAAAAATATGGTGTAATAAATATGACTCCGGGAAAGAAAACACCAATTCAAAAACGCCCGTTAGATTTTCCAAGATTAGAAAACGTAGATGTCACTTACTATGAAATCGAACTACAATATCCAACTACTGTGCAAGTTTTAGAAACATACTTAGAACAGAGTTGCGGAGTAGAAAAAGGTAAAGTTATTGTTCGCAATCCTAATGAGCCACAAGAACTTTATCAAGAAGAAAAAGAAGATGAAGAATATGTAGCAAAACTTACACAAGAAGATATGGGCGGTGAAAGCGCACAAGAAGATGTCGGAGGTTCAAGAGTAATGGACTTGCTCAAAGAACTAGAAACTGCACGTGGAGAAAGAAAAGAAGATCCTACTGCTGATACTCCGCAAGGAGAAAGTAAAGATATTGGGGACTCTACAGACACCAAAAGTCCGATAGGAAGTTAAAATGTTAACAGATCAAGAAATTATAAATGAACAACAAAAAATTATAAATGAAAAACAGCAACTAAATGAAGTTGCGCCACTATTATTATTTTTGTTTGGAATTTTTGCAAAAGCTGGATATGATAGAGAAAAAGCTAGAAAAGCAGCAGAAGCAGCCGCTGGAGCAGCAGAAGAACAAGCGCCTGGTGCAGCTAACGCAATGAATCAACAAGGACAGCCTCAACGTCCAACTGGTATACTGAAAAACGGTGAAATGATTAGAACCGGAGATATGGTAAAAGAACTGCAAACATACTTAGGCTTTCAAGGTAGGGATATAGACGGAAAATTTGGACCTAAAACCGAACGTGCTGTAAGAACATTTCAACAAAATTCTGGATTAAGAGTAGACGGTATTGTCGGTCCAAATACAATTGAAAAAATACGCAGAATGGCTCAATCAGGAAATACACCATCAGCACCAGGGCAACGTCCGGCAGCACGTGACGGCGGTATTCCTCAAGGAACAACAACAGGTGGTCCAAGCCAACTACGTCAGAGAAGAACTAACAACGGCGATGGTGGCATAAGTTCTATACCTGGCGATCCTGCAATTTCCGGCAGCGGACTATTTGATAGCATAGAGGAGACTAATATGTCAGAATCAATAAATGAAGAAATTACTATTACTGGAGATCCTGAATCGTTACTACGAATGATGAAACTAGCAGGTGCTACCGATGCAAAAGAAGTAGACGCAGGTGACATAAATCCAAATGTTGGTAGTTCATGTGGCAACCGTAACGGAGATCTTGCTAGAAGTATCGAACTAATGGCAGACGAAAATTGGGACAATTCACCGGATGAAGATGTTGCAGATTTTGATGCTAATCCGCCTTCGAATGATTTGAATAAATCAAAAACATCACATCCTCCAGCAGCAGGCGGTGATAATCCAATGGCGTTAGAAGATGAACTACGTGCTAAATTAAGTGCAGCACTAGAAGAAAAGAAAAAGTAAACCAATCCCCCCAGAACTCAATAGCGCCTAAGGGCGCTATTTTTTTGATTAAATACAGCATGAATTACTTAGTAAAGTCTCCTGGTCGCACAGGCAGCATTTTTATTGCACAATGGTTGGCAAAGCATCAAGGGTGTATATATATTTCTACACACACCGATAACTTTTACGAACGTTTACATCAAGCATCTGTAGTAGAAAAACTACCTGTTGTAATACACGATCATTATGAGTTTGTTCCTTTGTTTCCACGTAAATGGGTATTAATACTTAGTGATAGACAAGATAAGTTTGATGGTATAATTAGTGCTATCATTGCAGAAAACACAGGCAATTGGGGAACATACAATACTCCTTATCCTAAGAATATTACAATTGATTTTGAACAAGTTAAAGAAAAACATCGTGGTAGAAGAAATAAAACACAAAAAGATTCAATAGTTGCTGCAACATATTTTTGGCATAAAACTATAAGAATGCATCAAGAAGAATTATCACATAATTATTTGGCACCAAAATTACATTGGAATGAACCTACTAGTAGGACTTCAAAATTTACTATGGGTGTACAAAAGAGTCCTTATAATAAACGCAAATATGTTACTAATTACAATGAATTAAAACAACAATATATTAATTGGACAAGAGCAAGTTAGATAAGTATTATTATGTCAAAAAGTTTAGATGGTGTATTAACTAAAAAAGCTAACAAGCAAGAAACGTACACAGAAACACAAATTGAAGATTTAATGAAATGTATGGATCCTGATACAGGTTACTTGCATTTTGCAAAACACTTTGCTCACATACAACATCCTGTACAAGGTAAGTTGTTATTTGATCCATTTGAATATCAATTGGGGTTAATGCACAGTTATCATAACTATCGCTTTAACATTAATATGATGCCTAGGCAAACAGGCAAAACTACGTGTGCTAGTATCTATCTAGCTTGGTATGCTATGTTCATTTCAGATCAAACTATACTTATTGCAGCACACAAGTACACAGGTGCACAGGAAATTATGCAGCGTATACGATATGTATATGAACTTTGCCCTGATCACATACGTGCAGGAGTTACTAGTTATAACAAGGGCAGTATCGAATTTGAAAATGGTTCACGTATTATAAGTCAAACAACTACAGGCACTACTGGTCGTGGTTTATCTATCTCGCTACTATACTGTGACGAGTTTGCATTTGTTCAACCTAACATTGCAGAAGAGTTTTGGACATCAATATCTCCTACACTAGCAACAGGTGGTCGTGCTATTATTACAAGTACACCAAACAGTGACGAAGATACATTTGCTACTATTTGGAAACAAGCAGAAGATAAGTTTGACGAGTACGGCAACGAAAGCGAAGTTGGTATCAACGGATTTCATAGTTTTATTGCACAATGGGACGAACATCCGGATAGAGACGAAGCATGGAAAGCTGAAGAAATTGGTCGCATAGGTGAAGAAAAATTTCGTAGAGAATACGGCTGTGAGTTTTTAATCTTTGACGAAACATTGATTAATAGTTTGAAGTTAAGTGCAATGGAGGGTATAAATCCAATTATCAACATGGGACAAGTTCGTTGGTATAAAAAAATAGACCCAGCTAAGAGTTATGTTATTGGATTAGATCCTAGTATGGGTACAGGCGGAGACAATGCTGCAATACAAGTTATCGAACTTCCTACATACGAACAAGTAGGCGAATGGCAACACAACCTTACTGCTATACCCGGACAAGTTAGAGTGCTAAAAGATATTTGTACCTATATCTCTACAGAATGTAAAACAGATAACAATATATATTGGAGTGTAGAAAACAATGGTATCGGTGAAGCATGTTTGCTAGTAATAAATGATTTTGGAGAAGAAAACATACCGGGATTGTTTATAAGCGAACCTATGAAAAAGGGACATGTTCGTAAATTTAGAAAAGGATTTAATACTACACATAGTAGCAAAACTACTGCATGTGCTAGGCTTAAGACTATGGTAGAGAATGATAAGTTTACTGTTCGTAGTAAACCCTTGCTCACAGAACTAAAAAACTTTGTTGCTGCCGGTAGTAGTTTCCAAGCTAAATCAGGAAAATCTGACGATTTAATTAGTGCAACACTTTTAACTTTACGAATGATGAGCGTAATGAAAGATTGGGATGTCACAGTTTATAACACTTTTAGTCAAATTGACCATGAAGAGGACTACGAAATGCCAATGCCGATCTTTGTAAGCAGTAACTATTGATAAATACTTTATAATGAAAAACTTGAATAAAATAGCAAAAGAACTCTTTAATCAAATACGTAGCCGTTTTAGTGATGTGACTATAGGCAACGAAGACGCCGACGTGACAAACGAACCAGACACAGCAAGATATTTTGATTTTATGTATAGCGAAAACGATGAACAAATTGGAAATGTAAGTGTTAGTTTAGATGAAGAAGAAGGCTTAGTTGTTATGTTTAGTAACAATTTTGGCGAAGGTGTAAGCAACTTTCAAAAAGATAGTTGGTACAGTTTTCTAAAAGAACTAAGAGTGTTTGCTAAAAAACGACTTCTAAATTTTGAAGTAAGAGATATTAACAAGTCAAGTTTACAAAGAAGAGATTATAAATCACTAGCTAAAAATCGTAGCGGAGAAAAAACGATGTCCGAATCTAAAATGTATGGAACACATAAGACCAGTTTTCAAAAAATTGGCAATGCAAAGTTAGCAATCAAACATGTTGGCTCACTAGCAGAAGATGAAAAAAGAACGAAAAAAATTGGTTCTATTTTTATTGAAAACTCAGAAGGTGAAAAATTTAAATATCCTTTCAAACATCTTGCAGGTGCAAGAGCAATGGCGGTTCATGTTAGTGAAGGCGGTCATCCATTTGACGACTTTGGCAAACATATTACAAGCATGAGTGAAGAACTTTCAAATCTCCGCAAGTTCAAAACATACATGGGTCGTAGTAGTGTAATGGCAGAAAGTTTAGCCGAGCACATAGGTACAGTCAACGAGCGTATGAAAACAGTAAGAAAAACTATACAAAGTTTACAGAAACCATCTTTATACGCCGAAGCAATAGAAAATTTTGTTGCTGAAGAAGCGATTGATGTTCCAAGCGATGTAGCAGAAAACTGGATTGATCAATTGACTGTAAAACAGTTTAATGAAGAATTAAAAGATGTATTTCCATATATCTACAAGTTAGTAAGCGAAAGCACAAAAGCTAACGAGCTTACATTTGAAGATATATTTACAGAGGACGATGTACGCACTGAAGTACGCCCAGGTGAAAAAGATCTTATTATGCTAGGCAGACGCTTTAGTGTTCCAAGTGAAAGAATGCAAGACTTTATAGGAGACATGATCGAAGTTAACGGACTCGACGATGCATCATTAATTGGTGTAGACGAAGTGATTGTTCCTTCTTCTTATGCTGGTATTCAAATTGGCGCATCACCGACCACACCAGGAGCAACACGCGGTATTGATCCAAAAGACAACTATAGTAAAGCTGACTTTGATAGACTTGTAAATCAAAGCACATATGAAGAAGCTATGGAATCTTTAATGGGTCAGTTTGCAGAAGGAAAACGTTGGAAGCAAACTTCAATGAGTCCAAAAGATGCAATAGAAAAGTTTGGCAAAAACAATGTAAAAATCAAAAAAGGTGGTCTAAACAACGGCGACGATATGATTGAAATCTTTGTTGAAGATAACACCGATGAAGGCAATGCGTATGCACACAAAGTACGTCAAGCAAAAATGAACGGCAAGAAAAAAGGCGACAAGATTGATGGTCCGGACGGTGATGAGATTACACTTGAAAAAGATCAAAAAATTCCGTTAGGTGAATTTATCTTAAGTTACTTTGATAGAGAAAATGGGCAATTTCCAAAAGGCGAAACGGCAGTACTCACTATGGTAGAAAAAGAGTATGGAGAACAATACATTAAGCCGGCACAACAGTTCATAGAACAAGTAAACAACAAAATCAAAGAAGTAATGGGCTACAAAGATGATGATGTAGAAGAAGGAAAAGTAGGCACTGCAATGCAAAAGTTTGGGCAACTTAGACCAGGCGGAAGTCAAGGCAAAGGTGCAGCAGCCGGATACATGAGTTATATCTACGATATGAAAGATGCCATGGCTGTTGCAAGCAAACTTAGAGGCAGTGGTAAAAAAATAGAAACTGGAAATAAAGCAGCATATGACGGAAACTATGCAAATGATTATGTAAACTACACTTGGAATTTGTATCAGTATTTAGAAAAAGTTACAGACGGGTTTGATGCTGCTAAAATGACACCGCAACTAAAATCAGGCATTGACCAAATGATGACGGTAAGAGGTGCTGCCAAAAAAGTAGAGCGTTCTGATCCAAACAACGGAGCAGTAGCTAATCAAGCTGTAGAAGCACTTTATGGTGTAATACTAGGTATAAGAGAACTTGCAAGCAAAAATAATATGTTTGTAGATAGCGAAAACTTAGAACGTATGAAAAACTTAGCAGGCGTGTAAATGCGCTTTGCTGAAATACACAACAAAAAATTAGACGAAGCTTTTCCTCTTCTTGTACCAGCAATTGGATTTTTATTCAAAGCAGGTATGGCTGCTTGGACAATTTATGAAGTATATAAATTATATAAAGAAGTAACATCATTATTTAGAGCATACAAAAGCGGCTACATTGAGTTAGATGAAGTAGCAGCAAAATTTGGAAAAGCAGCAGCAATAGCAATGGCCGAATTTGTAGCTGTTATATTAGGTGTAAAACTAATCAAAGAAGGCGGCAAATTAATAATAAAAGGCGTACAAAAAACTAACGTAGATTTATCTTTTAATCAATTTAAAAGAGCGTGGTTAGAATATAAACAAAAAACTGCCCAAGCAACTTAACCTAAAATAAATACCATATGAATAGATTATATATTTACGGAGATAGCTATGCTGATCCTAAACATAGGTACGGCGCGGCTGGCGAATATCAGTGGGTAAAAGAATTAGAAAAAAAAATTGATGTACATAATTTTTCAATTAAAGGCACTAGTCCTATGTACATGCTTGATATATTAAAAGGAACAATTGAAGGATCTGATCCTGCAATACTAAAACAAAGCAATTGTTTATTTTTGATGTCTCATACTGGCCGTAAACATTGGAAATTCATGAGACCAGATCAACACTATCTTTTGCCAAAAATAATCAGTAGCAATTTTAGTGATTTTGCAAATAAAGACGATGTTTACATAACAACGCAAGTTAAAAAACTCAGGGCATACGCTAATTTTTTAAAGCAAGCACACAAGTATGATGGTGACACTGATGAGTTAAAAATACTGTCAATTTTTTCTACTGTTCAAACACTAAGTAAATTTTTTAACAAAACAATTTTTTGGCCTATATTTCAGCCTTTGCCAGAATACACCGATATGTACAATAGCAAACAATTTCAAATAGTTTCGAAATGTCTTGTAGACATCAGTATAGAAGAAAACAAAGACGATAATCTAAAAAATAATCATATAGATGTTGTAAACCACCAGGTTATGTTAGGACAAATAGAAAGGTGGATGAACAAACATCATTTTGTTAACACAGATATGTTTAGAAAGAATGTACCATGAGTAAGAAACTTTGGATATTTGGCGATAGCTATGGAGAACCTTCTAACACACAAGGGTGGCAATGGCCAAAAGAAATACGTAGAATATTTGAAGTAGAGAATCATGCAATTACCGGTTGCGGTCCTGCAACACAACTGCAATTATTATACGACAAAGTAAAAGATTACGAACCTGAAAATCTTGCAGATATTAATTTATTATTTTTTATTAGTGATCCAATGAGAAAGCCGTACAATTTTTATAAAACTCCATTTCATCAAACATACATAAAAACGTTGATATCTGATCTAGAACGCAAGGCCCAATGGAGAATGCTTGACGAATTTAAAGATTATCACCAGTACAATAAGTATATTAAAAAAGATTTAATTTTTAACGACATTGATATAGAATTAGAAGTTTTAAAATATGTAAGTACACTAAAACTATTAAGTAAACATTTTCAAAACACATTAGTCTATACTAACTTTAACGAATTAGATAACGAGATAGTCGAATGCAACGATACAAAGTTTTGTTTTGTAAACAGTAGCTTAATTAATGTTGATGAACACGATAATGCTAATTTGCCTAATCATATGTGCGAGTCTAATCATAAAATAATGTACGGACAACTTGCATCGTTTTTCCTCAAAGGCACTCAACCAAATATCAATAAATTTTTAAATGTAAGTAGCAGTAGTAAAAAAAATAAAAAAATACTTGACAACGATAAATAAATTGTGTAGTATAGTAACTGTGCTACTACACATTAAAGGCACAACAAGAAACGTAGCAATGTAGCTACAAATATCATAGGCACTATTAGGAGGCATTAAACTATGGCATCATTAGCAGAAATCCGAGCGAAGCTCAAAGAACAAGAAGCAAACACAGGCGGCAATCGTTCGTCAGGTGGAGGCGACAACAGCATTTACCCATTTTGGAATATGAAAGAAGGCGAACAGTCAACTATTCGTTTCTTACCTGATGGCGATGCAGATAACACTTTCTTTTGGAAAGAACGTTTAGTTATCAAATTACCATTTGCTGGTATTAAAGGTGAGACAGATTCACGTCCAGTACAAGTACAAGTTCCATGTATGGAAATGTATGGTGAGAGTTGTCCAATCCTAGCAGAAGTACGTGGTTGGTTTAAAGACGCAAGTCTAGAAGACATGGGTCGTAAATACTGGAAGAAGCGTTCGTACATCTTCCAAGGCTTTGTAACAGATAATCCACTGACAGACGATACTACACCTGAGAATCCAATTCGTAGGTTTATTATTGGTCCACAAATTTTCCAATTGATTAAAGCGGCTCTTATGGATCCGGACATGGAAGAACTACCAACAGATTATACTGCTGGTGTAGACTTCCGTTTGTCAAAAGGATCAAAAGGTGGATACGCAGACTATGGCGCAAGTAATTGGGCACGTAGAGAGCGTCCATTAAGTGATCAGGAAATGGCAGCAGTTAATACAAACGGGCTGTTTAACCTTAATGACTTCCTGCCTAAAAAGCCAGACGAAACAGCACTCAGAGTACTTACTGAGATGTTTGAAGCAAGTGTAGACGGTGAAGCATATGATCCAGAACGTTGGAGCAATTACTTCCGTCCTGCAGGTATGGCAGCACGTACAGGTGATCCACAAAATAGAGCACCAGCACCAGCACCAGCACCAGCAGCAGCACCAGCAGCACCAGTAGCCGAAGCTACAACTGATACAGGTTGGCAGGATCCTGCTCCGGCAGCACCGACAGCAGAAGCAGCACCAGCAGAAGGTGGCGCACAAGACATTTTAGCAATGATCAGAGCACGTCAAGGTTAATTAACTTTAGTGGGGGAGCAATCCCCCATTACGCTTTTTAGATAGGAGAAAACATGGCTACTAAATCATTCGATCCTTCAAAGTTTCGAAATAGTTTAACTAAATCAATTAAAGGTATGAGCGCAGGCTTTAATGATCCGCAAGACTGGATTAGCACAGGCAACTTTGCACTTAACTACCTACTGAGCGGAGACTTTCAAAAAGGTATTCCACTTGGTAAAGTATCAGTATTTGCCGGAGAGTCCGGTGCTGGTAAATCATATATTGTAAGCGGCAACATTGTTAAGGCAGCACAAGAACAAGGCATTTTTGTTGTTCTTATTGATAGCGAAAATGCACTTGACGAAAGTTGGTTACAAGCACTTGGCGTCGAAACAACTGACGACAAAATACTAAAACTAAACATGGCAATGATTGACGATGTTGCTAAAACTATTAGTACATTTATGGATGACTATCGCTCAATGAACGAAGAAGATCGCCCTAAGGTGTTGTTTGTAGTCGATTCGTTAGGCATGCTTATGTCACCAACTGAAGTTACTCAGTTTGAAGCAGGTGATATGAAAGGCGACTTTGGTCGCAAAGCAAAAGCACTGAAAGCACTAGTAACTAACTGTGTTAATATGTTTGGTAGTTACAATGTAGGTATGTGCGTTACTAACCATACTTATGCATCTCAGGATATGTTTGATCCAGATGACAAGATCTCAGGTGGTTCAGGCTTTGTGTATGCGAGTTCAATGGTTGTTGCTATGAAGAAACTTAAACTTAAAGTAGATGCAGACGGCAACAAAACATCACAAGTACATGGTATTAGAGCAGCGTG